GATCAGGATCAGGTAAAAGTTTGTTCATGCAAAACTTGGCAGTGAACTGGATGGAAGCAGGACTCAATGGAGTGTACATTACACTTGAATTGAGCGAAGGATTAACTGCTATGCGTATTGACAGTATGCTGACTAATACACCAAGCAAACAGTTGTTCAAGGATATTGAAACTGTTGAAATGAAAGTAAAGATGATGGGCAAGAAAGCAGGTGCATTACAAATAAAGTATATGCCTGCACAAAGCAATGTCAACGACATAAGAGCTTTTGTGAAAGAACTTAGCATCAAGCAAGGCAGAAGCATTGACTTTATGTGCATTGACTATTTGGATTTGCTGATGCCAGTTAGTGCAAAAGTATCGCCAAATGACTTGTTTGTTAAGGACAAGTATGTTTCAGAAGAACTGCGTAACTTGGCAAGAGAACTTAACATACTGTTTGTTACTGCTTCACAGTTAAACAGAAGTGCAGTTGAAGAAGTAGAGTTTGATCATTCGCACATAAGTGGAGGTATTAGTAAGATTAATACTGCTGACAATGTGTTTGGTATATTTACAAGTCGTGCAATGCGTGAACGTGGCAGGTATCAAATACAGGCAATGAAAACTAGAAGTAGTAGTGGTGTTGGTATGAAAGTGGACTTGGAGTTTGATATAGAAAGTTTGCGTATACGTGACTTAGGAGATGATGAAGAGTATCAACAGTTTAAGAAACAGTCAAGTTCAATATATGATCAAATCAAAGCAAAGTCGATACAAAGTGACCCTGCGGCAGAAGCTACTGTAGAAGATGAACCAGGCAAGATAGTTGCTGATGTACAAAGCACAAAACTTAAACAAATGTTAGCAGGTATCAAATCAAAAGGATGATAGTTCAAAGCCATAGCGGATTTCAACCGCTTAAAGAAGTATGGTTAGGTGATGTTTATCCTCCTGATTATTTTGAATTGTTTGATAACAAAGAACAAGATTTACTGTGTCATATAAGTGAACAAACTAGCAGCGACCTTAAGAGTATAGAAAAAACTTTACAAAAACTTGATGTAATTGTAAGACGTCCTGACTTTCATAGAATTGATGATTATCTCGACGAATTTGATAATTTATGCAAACCTCCTATTACACCAAGAGACTGGGCAATTACAATTGGTAATACATTGTATATCATACCTCAGTATCCTGATTCTTATTGCGGATTTGAAAGTTCAATCAGTCAATATAATAATCAAAAAGTAAAAATACTTGATCGTTCTATACCAGATCCTTTATGCTTTATCAATCCGCCTAGCGTCGTAAGAGTAGGGCGTGACATTTTTGTTGATGAGTCTAAAGAGTCAGATACATATAATATTTTTATTGAAGGTATAAAGACATTTGAAAAAGACTACAGAATACACGTTACACACACTGGAGATCATTCTGATGGAGTTTTTTGTCCTGTAAAGCCAGGATGCATATTTTCAACACACTACAAGCAAGAGTACAAAACTACATTTCCTGCATGGGACGTAAACTTTTTACCAGATACAACAAAACAAAGATCGTATCCAGGAAGTTGGTGGGTGTCAGGAAAAGATTGGCAGTTTTTCAATGACACAATTCTTGAAAAAGCAAAGTTTTGGGTTGGTGATAGTAGAGAAACTGTATTTGAAGTAAACATGCTAATAGTTGATGATAAAAATATACTATGTATCAACGAAGATGACTGGGCACTGCGTAAACTTGAAGAATACGGTTTTACTCCACATGTTTGTAATTTTGCTGACCGCGGGTTTTGGGATGGTGGATTGCATTGCCTGACCACTGATATTCATAGAACTGGAGATTGTATAGATTATTGGCCAGATAGAGGACCTAATGGAATATACTTTTACGACTAGGCATATTGATCTATAGGCATTGCACGTACATTTTTACGTTTTACTTTTAGATAGTTACTGTTATCTTTGGTCCACATCTGTCCTTCACCAACTATCACACTATGACGTGCATATTTCACAGGACGGTCAACAACCAAATCAACATAGCGACCTTCGCCCACACCTAGTGTTATAAAGTGTATATAACTTTTTGCATCACTTTTGAATACTCTACTGGCGGCAACTATGCCTGCAAACTGAAACTTGTCCAAGAATAAATTTTGCAATCCCATGTTTGGCAAAAAGCCAGGACTGTTCCATGCACCATTTTGTTTGAAACTTTCAACAGGGTCTTCTGTAATCCAGTTGTCAAAGCCTAGTTCACGCAAATCCCATCCAGCACGTTTGGCTTCGTTGCGATATACCCAACGTGCATATGATCCTTGACAGTGTTTCAAACAAGCACGCCAAAACTCTTTTGGATTGTACACTTTGTGATAGGCTAGTGCCCATATGAGTCTGCCTAAGTTTACTGCGTGTGCCCTACACAAACCAAACCCACTTAGAGATTGCATCTGTTCATAGATGTCATGTTTGTCTGGATGATCACCTAGTCGTGCCATAAACTGCATCATCTTTTCTTCATTCTTTTTTGCAAAAGCACGACGATACATATCTGCTTCATACGGTGATATGCCAATCAACTTCATTATTTTGTGTATAGCATCGTCTTCATATACTATTGCGTTCTTTTGTATGCCTTTTTCACTCCAGTCACGGAACCAACTTGCCTTGCGTCGGCCTTCCATAGCAACAGGACGCACCAATGCACTTGCAAACACACAGTCCTCAACACCTGTTGGTTGCAATGCACGAAACAGTCTTTTCATAGTTGGTGATTCACCTTGTGTTACACCAAGCACATCACCTCTGCACAGTAAGTCGCTAACTTGATCATCCTGTTTTGGATAAGCATCCAGTCTTGTGTGTGGATCTATTTCTAACAGTTGTGATAAACCTCTGTTTGCGAGTATGTCTACTTTTAGATGTTCTAAATCCTCTACTTCATTTTTATCAAGCAAGATAAGATTGTCATCACGAAATAAACTTTTGGGCAGTGGACGATCAAATACCAACACACCTCCACAGTGTTTGCTGATACAACGTTTTTTGCCCATGAGTTTGCGTTCAATACGACGTGCTTCTTGTTCATCTATGCCAAGTTGTTTGTATTCAAAGTCCGCAGGCAGTTTGCCTTTTGCACCTAGTCGTTTGGCCGCCTCTCTACGTGCTGACTTTTCTCTATAAAGCACATAGTTTGATATCCTAGCACTCTGTGTTGGCCATCGATCGAATATTCTCTGCATGGCAAGTTCTTGTTTGTGATGAGGTATGTCGATATCTACATCTGGTAAATCATCTCTGTGTGGATTCAAAAATCTTGCCAGTGGTATGTTCCATTCAATGGGATCAACGTCGGTTATGCCCATGAGATAGCAAACCAAACTGCTACCAGCACTGCCTCTGGTCATGTGTGGTATGTCTTCGTTGAGATCAAGTATGAGTCTTATTTTGAGAAAGTAATCTGTGAACCGTTGTTCAAGAATGATTTGAAATTCTTCTGCTAGTCTGTCTTGATATTCTTTACCTTCTGGAGTTGGTCTTCTAAATTGTTCTAATAATAATTCTATCTGTTCTATTTCTGTTTTCATGTTTGCCTATGTTTGCCTAAAGATGCCTTAATAGGTATATTTACTCAAGAATCTATGCTACTATAAATATTTGAATAGGCAAAAACTGCTAAATACTGCAAAGGAAACAAAAATGCAAAAAAAGACTCGTAGCATCTTTGAAGAATTAGACGGCATCTATACCGAACGCTATGCTAAACGTCAAGAGCGTGGATATATTGTTGAAAGTCGTGCCAGCAATGTTATTGCCAGTGCTATACGTCTTATGGAACAAATAGATGAACTGTACGATGCGGAGCAAAGTGAAAACTTGCAACGCAAACTTCTAAATGCTATTCGTTTGCGTGATCCAAATAAGTTTTCAAGATCAGTAAAGAGAGCCAATGAAAAATAAAACAGTACTAACAGAACAACAGTTACAAGAAGAACTGCTCGATGAGATAAGCGACTTTACCAAAGCCATCACGAAAAAAATTGGACAAGGAGTCGGTGGTATCAAAGGTGCTGGACAGAAGATAAAAGGTGCAGTTAGTCGTGCTGGACAAGGTTTAAAACAGGCCTACACACAAGGTAGAGATTCAGCACAACAAGCAGTTGCTGGTCAAGATTACAAAGCACCTCAACCAAAAGCACAACCTCAAGCACAGGCACAACCTCAAGCACAACCAAAACAACCAGGCGGAATCAGCACTGCCTTAAAAAAGTTTGGTCAAGGTGTTGCTGGTGCTGATAGTTACAATTATAGAGTCGGAACACAAGCACAACAAGATGCTAGGGCAAATGCTAAAACACAAACTGCAACACCAGGTACTCAAGCCACTACTGGTACTACACCAGCCGCTGGTGGTAAACAAGCACCAGCAAAACGTCAAAAAACTGGCGGTAAGGTAGCAGGACAAACCAGTCAAACAAAGAGTGCTCAGTATCAAAGAGACAGACGTGCCGCAAAGAAAGCCGGAGGCAGTGCAGTAAGTCAAGGCATCAGTCAAGCACAAAAAGATGCAGCCAATCAAGGTGTTGCAAACATGCAAAAGCAACAGGCTGGAAAAACAGCAACACCTGTGCCAGGACAAAAGCAACCAACAAAGACTGCACAAAATGTTGGAAAGAAAAGTGGTGTAAACACTGCGAAGATAGGCGGGCAAAAGATTGATCTCAATGATCCAGCAATGAAAAATCTAAGAGCCGCAATTGAAAAAGCCGCTCCTGGAGTAATAGGTGGCGTTGACAAATTAGCACCGGCTGATAAAGCAAAGTTAAAAAAGGCAATATCATGAAGATAACAGAATTAAAACAGTATGAAACACGTCATATATTGCTAGAAAGCCTTGATAAAGAAAGTAAAAACACCTATCTAATTTGGGAAGGCGTCGGACAACAACTTAAAGAAGCCGCTCTTTCTCCACAACAGATACAAGGGCTATTTGCTGAAATTGAAAAATCTGCTACTGCCGCTGGCGGAAACAGAACTGCCGTAGGCGCAGGACTTGATAAGGTCAATCAAGTCATAATGAAGCCTTACAATGACCTAAAAGCAAAAATTTACAATTCTGGACCCATGCAGGGTTTTGCAGAAAAGTATGATCAGGCCGCTGAAGCACTGAAGCAAAAAGCCGGAGGCGACGAAGGCCGAGTCATGCAAATTGTAAACAAGTACAGAAGATTTGCAGAAAAACATCCTATCATGCAAGGCTTTATCTATGCCGCACTTATAGCCGCCGCAGGTGTAAGTGGTGCAGGCTTAGGTGGTGCAGCCGCACTAGGTTTGTTTAAACTTACAGATCAACTGTTACAAGGTAAAGACATAAGAAGTGCATTATATAGTGCAGGTAAAACTGGTGCATTGGCCGCTGGTGCTAGTACACTTGGTGACCTAGTACGTGGTGGTGAAGCTGCCGCAGATGTAGCAGGAGGTGATGTTGCCGCAGGAGGATCACAACAGGGTGGCTTTGCTGGTGGCGGAAATAGCATAGATGGTAGACCAAACATAAATGTCGATGCACAAACTGCTTCAGATATGAGAGCCGCCGGCATACAAGATATTGCTGGTGCTACAAGTATTGATGATATTGTTGCTGACTTTGATGGTAAATTAAGCACTGCCGAAATGAACATGATACAGGATTTACCAAATCAAGACGGTATACCACAGAATGTAATTGACCAGTACAATGCTCAACTAGGTCCAATGTATGATCCAAATGGACTTAACTTGGCTGATTATAGACCAGGTCAACAGTTGACAAACGCTCAAATGCAAGGTCTACTGGATCTTCCAAATATGGATAATATTCCAAATGATGTAGTAGATCAGTATAATCGACAATTACAATCATTTGTTGATGGTGGTGGCACTGATGCAGTTGACATTGATCCAGATGAAATAAGCGGAGGGGCAGGTGTTGATTATAGTGCATCTGCACAGTCTGGCGAAAATACTCTACAACAAAATATTAACAAGGACATTGCTGATATGCGTGCAAAAGCTGACCTTGTTGCACCTGGTGGTACAGGCGAAGGAATTGTTGTACGTGGCGATATACCAATTACAAATCCAGAACTAATCAATCAGTTTAACACACAGTTTCCAGGCACACAGGCTATGTCGCCTGAGGCTACGGAATGGCTAAGAAATAATGTACCTGGCGCCGCAGAAAACCTAGACGCAAAAGCGGCAGCTCAAGCTGATAGACTCAAGAATCTATCTCCAGAGCAATTAGCACGACGAAGATCATTGTTGCAGAGTGGACACAGTAGTGCAGATGCACTAACAGAAGACCAAATTCAAAAGTTGTTTGTCGCTTGTGCATACAGACAAAACCTTATGGAAGCACCAGGCATGCTTTCAAATTTAAAAAAGCAAATTGGAAAAGGCGTTACTGCCTTAGGACAAAAAGCACGTCAAGTTGGAACAAACATCACAACAAAAGTTACTGCTGACAAACTTATGAAAGCATGGAACAAAGCAGGCAAACCTACAGACAGCGTGCAAATTGCACAATTCTTACAGAGTCAAGGAATTGATGGAGCAATTATGCAACAGGGATTTCAAACTGCTGGAATCAAAATGCCTGACCTTAAGAAAATTGCCAGTGATGATCCTGTAATGGCACTAGCACAAAAAATCAATGCTAATCCAGCAATTAAAAAACAAGTACTGCAATACTTGAATGCGGTGACGTAATGTATATCAAAGAAGGTGGCAACGTCTTCAAGGATGCCGACGGTGCTATTGCAACTAAACGCATCAATCAAACAGACGTCAAGCCGACCGTACAGTGGTTAGAACAACTCACTGGACTGCCACTCTTGGATAACATGTTGGGTAGTACTGGACAAAAGCCAACATCTGGCGATTTAGATCTCGCAGTTGATCCACAGACCATGAGCAAAGATGCACTCGTAGACAAACTAACAAAGTGGGCAGAATCAAACGGCTTTATTGCAAATGAATGGATTCGTAAGTCTGGAATTAGTGTGCATTTCAAAGCACCAATTAATGGACGCGAAGACAATGGCTATATACAAACTGATTTCATGTTTGTTGCGAAGCCAGACTTCAGTAAGTTTTTAATGAGAGCTGATCCACAAAGCGAGTACAAAGGTGTAACACGTAATGTGCTTATGAATTCAATTGCCAAAGCCGCAGGCTATAAACTTTCACCAAATACAGGATTGATTAGCAGAGCAACTAACGAATATATTACTGATCAGCCAGCACGTATTGCAAAGTATATCTTGAATCAAAATGCAACTGAGCAAGATCTATACAGTGTAGAAGCAATACTTAACGCACTGAAAAATGATCCAAAACGAGATCAAAAATTAGAAGACTTTAGAGCTTATGCTGAAAGAGAAGGATTACAATTTGAACAAATCAAAGAAGGCGGTTCAGACTGGCTTGCAAGACTACGTGATAGGATTGTAAATCAAGGCATGCAAGTTGTGAATGATGTACGTACTCCATATAAACCATACTTGGTTGAAGGTGCTAGAATTGAACATCCAGAAGATTTGGTTTTTGACTATGGATCAAAAGGAATCAAACAAGCACTTGACGGTATAAAACGCAGTGCAGAAGAACCAAGTAAGGTTAACACTATAAAATGGGATGGCAAACCAGCTATTATATTTGGTCGTGACAACAACGGTCAATTTATACTAACAGACAAAGGTGGATTTACTGCAACAGGCTACAACGGTTTAGCAACCTCGCCAAAGGACATGGCAAGAGTGTTCAGCAATAGAAAAGGTGATTACTCACAACTAATAACTGTATACGAAAAACTTTTTCCATTGCTACGCAGAGTAGTGCCACAACACTTCAAAGGCTTTATACAAGCAGATTTATTGTATAGTGCAACTCCTCCAGTGAAAAATGGAGCATATGTTTTTACACCAAACCAAGTAACATACAGAGTAAGTGATAATACTCCACTTGGAAAGCAAATTGGAGCCAGCGACATTGGTATTGCAGTACACACTGAAATTGACAAGCCAGGAGGCACAGTGCGTCCTGTTACAACAAAAGTGCTTGACAAGGCCCCGGGTGTCTTAGCACTGGATAGCACAATGAGAGATACAGGAAGTGCTATTGAACTAGATAAAGGATTAGTAATCAAAATACAAGATGCATACAACGAGTACGCACCAGCTATTGACGCATTTCTTGCTCCAGAAGAACTAAGACGCAGAAGAATTACCAGCACACCAAAACTTATGAAGCAGTATATTAATTTTAAAGTGAGACAAGGTGGATTTACTAACATGGTAAAAGACTTTGGTCCTTGGGTCACAAGTAAACAACCAACACAAGCACCAAGGATAATAGAATGGATGAATGAAAATCAAGGTGCAGTCAGTGCTTTATTCAGCACATTTGTAAATATTGCATTGCTAAAAGATCAATTGATAAAAGCTCTTGACAACCAAGAGCAAGATGTGCAAGCCAATATAAAAGGTGTGCCAGGACATGAAGGATATGTTGGTGACGGAATAAAATTAGTTGACAGAGATAAATTTTCAAGAGTTAATTTTGCATCGAATAACCCAGGAGCGGCGTAATGGCAAAAATGTATGCAACAAGTTCAACACACGAACCTACGTTTGTTAAAACCAGTATAGGCAGGAAGCCTTCATTGTGTAAAATGAACAAACACAAAAGACGATCCTATAAAATGTATAGAGGACAAGGCAAAAAATAATGTCAGTAACCGCAGTCGATATAAAACAACTAGAAACATTTGCAGATAGAATATTTGCTGATGTAGGTATCGATGTGGAGTTTACAAAACATTTTATGGATAGAGTAAACAGTGAACGTAACGAAAAACCAATAGTGCCAGCAGAGCTTACACGTTTGTTCAAACAAGAACGTAAACGTTATGGGAAACCTATTGCACAGATGGGTCCTGATAGTGAAGCAGTTATGCGTGATTTACAAACCAACATCAATGTGCCTTTTGCATTGGTGTTAGATAAGGACAATAAAGAATTAGATCTTATTGCTAAAACTGTAATGCGTAAACAAAACTTTGACACACCTAACAGAGTGTTTGCAGTTGAAGACTCGCCATTCAGAATTGGCACACGTTATGAAATGCCACGTAAGAGTGTGCGTCCTATGCCAGTTGTAAAAGAAGGTGCAACCAAAAAGCATCCAAAAGAACCAGGCGCATACTTAATGACACACAACGGGCTGGAATATAAGATTGCACGCCATTTAGATGATGACGAAATACACCGAGGTGAATGGGATATATTTGTTAAAGGAGCAAGTGCTTTTTCAGGAGATAGTTGGGAATGGGTTGACACTGTTACTGCAAGATGGAATGCTATTGCAAGAGTAAAAGGACTTACTGAAAGTCATGAAAAAGAAAAAATTGCATTCAATTGGCTAAGTGAAAGTCGTGCATACAGAACACCAAGACAACTCAATGGACTTACACAAAAGAAGATTGGCGAACAACTATTCGAACAACTTTTGGCATTACAAATACTAGCAAATAGTGATCCAGGCTATGCGGCCAGAGTTGCAGAAAATATAATGAAGTTACAGAATTGGCCAGGCTTTCGAACTAGTCAGCCTGATCTATACAACATAATCACAATTGCAATGAAGCCAAACAAATTCAAAGATCGTATTGCACAAGACGTTGTAATTACCATACCAGAACTACGTTTGAAACGTAATTTGCGTAACATAGCAAAACGTGACTTTCAAAATAGCGATTACAGTTACATGATGCTTATGCTACAACGTAACATGAATGATTATTTGCCAGCACCACTAATACAGATGCGTAGACAAATTGCAAACTGGAATAGAATAATTCCAAGAGATAAAAATGTTATCCGTGACAGGCTTATGTTACAGATGCGTAAATCAGGTTTGCAAAACGAATTCTACGAATTTTTACGCCGTACAAAAACTTTTACTCGACGCTAGATCTGCGGTCAAAAATCCCAAAACTATGCTAAATAAAAGTAGGAACCGAACAATCGGAACCACCATTAGATATAGGAGATTAAAATGGCAGAATTTACAAGAACTCACGGAAACTCCCAAGAGGTATTCCACATTGATACTGCTAACGGTGGCTTAGGTAATGCCGCATTAGCAACATCAGCACCAGTTAACTTTACTGGACCAAAATTAGACTTCTTCAAAGTAATCGTAGAAAACGGTTCAAACTCAGCAAGAGACTTACAAGCAGAAGTTGGTGTAAATGGTGCAGTAGGCGCAATCATACAGAAGATCAACAACGGCGGTGCTTTCGTAAGCATTTACCAAGTTGAAGATTCAGCTGCAGGACAAATTTCATTAGCAATTTATCCAACAGGTGCATACACAACATCAACATTACAGACAGCAATTAGAACATTAACTGCTGCAGGTTCAAACAATGTTGACTGTTCAGGTTCAGACGTTACATCTGGTAACTTCAAATTAGCATAATTTAATTTGCTATAGTAACATTAAAACCCTAGTTTTTATTAACTAGGGTTTTTTTACGACTAAATATCTGCATGAAAAATTATTTAGACGATGCTAGTCATAAAGTTACATGGATATATGAAAGTCCTGATAAAGGCGATACAGTCTATAGACGACGTCAAAATTGCACTAAACGTGAATTAGTGCTCAAAAAAGAATCAGCTCATCCTATTGCAGAAAACATACAGGACATTGTAGAACAATCTCCTTTTGATCCTGCTCTCAAAGAAATGCTTGACAAACTACAAGTTTATTGGAGTTTACGAAATGCAAACAATTGATGTTGTAACATATTTTGATTGTACACCTACTGCCACGATGAGTTACAGAAAACTACAACCAAACACTACAAATGCAGTAGGACATAAAATTAATACTATCGACGATTGGAATTTCAGTCGCAATCAACAACGTAATTGGGAAACCATATTACAAGTAGTAAGTTTAAAAACACAAGCACTTGATATAACAAATCCTGTAATCATGACTCGTGAAGACAAAAAAGTTTGGCAGTTTAGTTTTGCTATAGAACATGAAGACATTTACAATGATGGTATCGACAAACTTGGCTTGTTAAAACAAGAAGTTCATGGTGTACCCATGATTATTGGATTGAACGAAACATACTCAGAAGGATTTTTAATGCCTTATTTGCTCGCAACAGGCGAAAATCAAAACATTATGTTTACACTACTTGAAAGTTAACCGTGATTGATATCTCGAAATCAAAATAAATACTTCTAATAAAGGAATTAGAGAGACTACGATGGCTGATACAGCACCTATCGAGAAAAAGAGTTTAGAGGCACATGTTGATTTATGTGCTGAGCGATATAAATCTATGGCAAACAACATAGAAAACCTAGATAAAAAGGTTGATCGCTTGGAAATGATGATTAATGAAGTTCACGGTATGGTTGAGAAAATGGCTCAACGCAGGACCGATCAGCTTATTGGCTGGGGAACAGGTATAATTGCAGCTCTGGTAGGAACGATAGGATGGCTAGTAATAACTTACGTAGTCGGGTAACAGAAAAAGCCTCCCGATTATTAAACAAGATTGCAGATGAACTTCTGAATTCAAACCCCAATGCTATTTTTAGAAACGGTGATAGTATTTTTGCGTTTGCTGAATATGAAATTGCTAAACAGTCTCCTGAAGATTATACTGTGTACAAAAATGATGTGCGTGTAATTGAATGTAGTAGTTGTAGAACAGCTCTAAGTTATTGTATACTAGACAAAAATAAGAAATATAACGAAGCAAAGCATCTGGTTTCGCTTGAAGATAAACTTATTGGGCGACAAAATGAAATGATGCACTATCGCCACGTGATTACGAGTCCAAAAACAGATTTGTTTCGCAAAGAAGTTGTATTAAATAGACTTTCAAGTGCAAAATATGAATATAATTTAATACAAAAACAATTGACTAAAAGTATAAATGTGGCTAAATACTGTCAGCAAAAAGGATTTGACAATGAAATTATTTGACTTAGATGTGCCACAAACTAAGCAATCCAAAAAGGTTCTAGAAAGCTATTTTGGTAACAGTATTGACTTTGCCGCTATGAAGCCTCAGGCTGCAAGTGACATGCTTACAAAAGTTCGTGGTCTAATATATGAACACCGTACAACTAAATCAGTCGTGCAAAGCGAAAATGATACAACCTACATGAAACTTATTGTCATGGAAAGAGGATTGACTGCACGACTACGTGAAGCAAGTATTACACTTGAACCACAAACTGGTGCAACACAAATCAAAAACGATGGCGAAGTAATTGGATCAACAGATGATCAAGCAACTGCTATGCAGTTCAAGAAAGATGTTGAGGACGGTAAAATCAAACTTGGTGAAAAAGAAAATTACAGTGCAAAGAAAGCACGTGCCGGTAAAGATATTGGCAAGCCAGGTAAAAACTTCAAAAAGATAAGCAAAGATGCTGCCAAGAGATATGGAAGCAAAGAAGCTGGCGATAAAGTAGCCGGTGCTATACTAGCCAAGATGCGTGAAGGATTTACTTTACGTAGAAAAGATGGAACATACCTATCTGAAAGTGAAGTACAACAAGCACAGGTTGTACTAGCCGCTCAAGACATGGTAGATAGAATGCAAAAAATGTTAGAAGATGTAACATCAATGCAGTTTAAAGATTTACCTGCGTTGAGTAGTTCAATTCAAACCACAATAGGTACCAATGAAGCACAAGCATTTAATGATGCCGCTGGTCAAAGTTTGGCAATATTAGTTGATTCTATACAGGCCGCTAAAGTTGAAATGGAAACTGCACAAGGAACACTAACAGGTGTTGCTCCTGTAGTACCAGGACAAGAAGAAGTAGCAGGTACACCAGCAGTAGCAGAACCAGTAGCAGATCCTTTGGCACCAGCACCTATTGATGCAACTGCAGATGTTGGCGTTGATGCAGCCGCAGGCGGTGGAGCAGTTGATGTAAATGTTGATGTAGACGATGCGGCACTTGGTCGAGCAAGAAGATAAATGCGTATTCGCGAGTTCACTGAAAGATCAGATAAACCATCTGCTCAACAACTAACTGCACTCGCGGAATATTTGCTAGGTCGAGCAGACGACGAAGATACCCAACATACTGTACCAATTGGTGTGTTCCTAAGTATGGCACACAATATGGGTGTCAACATTACAGATCAACAACTTAGAACACTAGCAACAAAAGATCCATTAAAAAATATAATTTCGAATGTCGATGCTGACAACATAATCTTAGTTGGTGCTGGCGTAACTGGCGATGAAGGTGCTGATACTATGACAGTGGATCAAGCACAAGACACAGTTGCTGGCATGGCAGATGCAGCCAATCCTTTAACCTAAAAGCATTGACTTTTTTTCATTATACTGTATAGTACATAGATGCTCGTAGAAAAATTTCAATACAAAAATCTCACACGTAAGTCGGTGGACGGAAAAAGACTGTATTCAACTCCTGATGGAGATGCAGTACCTAGTGTGACCACAATACTCAGTGCAACACAATCCAAAGAAAAACAAGAAGGACTTGCACGTTGGCGTAAACGTGTTGGCACGCAACAAGCACAAGCTATTACAACTGAAGCCGCTAATAGAGGTACACGTATGCATACCTATTTGGAAAACTATTGTATTGATGGTACAATCAAACCAAGAGGCAACAATCCATTCAGTTGGCAATCACACGCAATGGCAGAAGCAGTGATCAAACAAGGATTGTGCAATGTCAACGAAGTATGGGGAGTAGAAGTACCCATGTACTTCCCAAACATATATGCTGGTACTACAGATTGTGTTGGTGTGCATAATGGTGAACATGCAATAATGGATTTCAAACAATCAAACAAGCCAAAAAAAGTCGAATGGATTGAAGATTATAAACTACAACTGTGTGCATATGCTGAAGCACACAATGAAGTCTATGGCACAAAAATTCGCAAAGGTGTAGTTTTAATGGCAGTAAAACCAGCAATCGACGAAATGGGACACTTAAAAGAAGAACCGTTGTACCAAGAGTTTGTAGTTGAAGGAGACGACTTTGAGCACTGGCGCCAGCAATGGTGGAAACGTGTAGAGCAGTACTACATTCAATAAATAGGTAAATACTGCTAGATTACGGAGTTCAATAAATGGCAATAGTACAAGTATCGCGGATTACAAACCGTAAGGGTTTGAGTGAAAATTTACCTCAACTAGCAGGTGCTGAGTTTGGTTGGGTAATAGATCAACGTAAACTGTACATTGGAAACGGTACAATAGCTGAAGGCGCACCGGCTATTGGTAATACAGAAATACTAACACAATATAGTGATATACTTGCAATATCATCTTCTTACACCTACAAAGGCGAACACGCAGGTTATACAGTGCAAACTGGCCCTACATCAAGCGACCCAGTAGCCCAAACACTGCAAACAAAACTAGATAACTTTGCAAGTGTACTTGATTTTGGTGCAACAGGAGATGGAGTTACAGACGATACTGATGCTATTAACAGGGCATTGTTTCAACTGTTTTGCAGACAAACAAACACAACTATTAGACGTAGCCTTTATTTTCCAGGAGGCACCTATAGAATAACACAACCAATACTGGTACCACCTTATGCAAAACTATGGGGCGATGGTCCAGACAGTGCAATACTGGAAATGGATGTTGGATCTGACAGTTCGTTTGGTGCACAGGTACTGCAAACTGCTGATAGTTTACAACAAACAGGTGTAAACATTGGCAACAACGGTGCGGTGGCGCCACGTGATATTGTAATAAGTGGCCTGAGCTTCACCAGTTTAGAAGCAGGTGTTGACATGATGCTTATTGATAGGGCAGACGGTGTAAGTGTTACTAACTGTAACTTCAAAGGAAATTTAACAACCAATCCTGCAGACGCAAGTGCAGACATCGCAGGTGTGCGTTTTGATAGCACTGCTTCAAATACTTGTAAACAAATAGAATTTAACAATTGTAAGTTCAGTTTTTTAACATATGGACTTATTACAGATGAAAACATACAGGGTGTAACAGTACAAAATTCACAGTTTACGAACCTGTATCAAGGTGTAATGTTAGGCACAGGCACACCAGATAATGGTGGACCAGAAGGCGTACGTATTGTGCAAAACTTGTTTGACAAAATTGGTAAACAAGGAATAAGCATTGGAGCAGTAGCATTTAACGTTAGTGCTTACAACATTTTCCTTGACGTGGCAAATGATTATTTGGGAGCAGGTAACCAAGCCGCCGCAGTAATTGAATTCAATGGTGATAACAATGTATCCGTTGGAGACATGTTTG